AACATACCCAGCGAGAATTTTCAAGCCAATCCAAGCGTTTTAATAACACTTCAACAGATTTCTTCTCAATCTCGCAGGTCCAATACGCAATACGTGGTCGCCACCATCGATCCCATTTACGGTATCGAGGGATCATCGCGGCCACTAATCTTTCCCCTAGCTGTTCGTCAAACGAGTTGTCATCAGACTCAGGATGATATAGTTCACAGCGTGTACAGTAACCTGCACCGCATCGCAAATCTAATACATCAAATGTTTGATTTTCAACATTAGGAATCTCAGAATCATCTTCCTTATGATAAGCCTGACACCGTGTGCAATAACCTGCACTACAGTATGAGTCCATCTTATGGAGATATTCCCGAGGTTCCTCATGACAAATACATACATCTGGAGTGGGAAATTTGCACGTTGGACAGAGCTGAATTTGTTTGTCAAGATTGTTGTTCTTGGCAACTAACTCCTTCTGGCTGGCATAGAATTTCTTAGAATCTTGTCCAACCCATCGTATCAGCTCTGGTAATCCAATATCCTTGAGAGGTTGTCCTTCAAAATGAACAATCTCCCATCCAACAGCTGCTGCCTTCCCCTTAACCTTGTGTGGAACAGGGTATGATTTCTCCACTGTAATATCCCAAAAATCGGGAATTAAAGGAGATCCATTAGGGAAAGCGGCCCGAACCTTATCTTCATTCAACATATCATGTACTGCATATTGTTCCTTTACTCTACAAGTTAAGGTTATGCGATCACGTCTGGTGATAGAAGCAGGTTCGTTGGAATAAACGGTTGCGCACGTATCCTTCACATTCTTAGTTCCTATAACCACTTTAGGTTCTACAGAAACTTTACCCTTCATATCAGCCTCAGCCATATTAGCGTACATGCGTACGTTATTAACTAGCTGAATCATGAGGGAAGTGGGAGCACGTTCAACGAAATCGGCTTTAGTATTACCAATATCGTCGATCAAAACACCATTTGTATACGAACGGAAATTAGACATAAATTTGTCCGCTTCATTCAGCGTAACAATTCTGTCATCAGCTGCACAATAATTATTATGTAACAAAGTGGTTACCATTAATACATTAGCAATAGTCGATTTGCCTACTGCCGTGCCGCCGAAAATTCCGATAGAGTATGGTGCTTCGCGCAATCCGCCCTGCACACGAGTTTGCCTAAATGTTGCTTGCCATTGACGAAGAACATCAACCTTTCGGCTGAGAATATTCTTTTCAACTACACCTTTACAGGTGGACTTCAACATTTGAGCTTTCTCAATGCACTGCGCAAGGAGAGCTTCGTAGTCATTCTCCGACATATTTTCGTATTTCTCGAGATTACCACATTTGGCATACTCGTGACAACGAAGACATTTCGAATATGATTCTTCAAACTCTTCATTTTCCATGTTGCCATACATTAACGGCTTCAAAGATCCACGTTCAAAGCATGCGTAACCACCTTCTGCAAAATAGACGATGGTTTCGAATGCTGCATCTATGAGATCTACAGCTGATGCATGTTTAGCAAATGCGCCAATGGAAAACAATTTCATACCTCCAATTTTAAAATCAAGATCAGCAGAATCACATAATCCCAAAGCTAAACATAAGCTTAGAACATGTGATATCTTCTTGAATCCCTCATTACGGATAAC